TCAAACTGTGATGTGAATAAAGCAACTCTATCATCTTCCATAAGATAGATAGATGCGTGTTTTAAAGCACCATATAGGTATGCGTCTGGATATGATGTAGAAATAAAATTCGTTGTATTCGTATCACTCAAAGCATCTATAGAGCCGTAGTATGTTAATTGTAGCGTATAACTTGAATCTGGGGTAGGTGCTAATTCAATTGTGTTATCTACCAATGCAAAATAAACAGGTTGTCCTGTAGCATTACCTTTGCTTTTTCTATACACATCCATTGATTCTATAGACTGTTGGAACAATGGGCTAAAGTCGTTGCTATCTATTTGCACATTGATAGCTTCTAACCAATCAGTTGGTAATGATAAATACTGGCCATCTGCTGTTGCAGTAGCTCTTTTTACCATGTCTTTATTTCTTAATCTTCTATTAAACTCTGCCTCTGTTGCATCAATAAAAAAATCTAACTGGTTAGTCAAATCAGATCTGTTTAAGAAATTAGCAATATTAGTTTTTAGCTCGTTGTATGTCATACTTTACCTTTCCATGTTCTAAATGGTTTGTTATCTGAATGGTTTAACCAATCTTTCCATTTTGCTGGATCTTGCGCCCATCCTTCTCTTACAGCTCTTTGATATACAATCATTGGAACTTCTGCTATATGTCTAAGATCTTTACCTGGTGTCTGTTCAGACAATTGTTTTACATATTCTAAAGTAGGATTAACGTCCTGTTTAGTATGGTATATAAACTTATTATCCTCTGTTGCAAACACAGATTTAAAGTTTTTTTTATGATCTATTACTGTAGTTTTTGCCATGCTTAATTTTAGCACAAAAAAAAGGGATGCCGAAACATCCCTTAAAGTTATTGACTAACTATATTAAGTAGTTAAGTCAGCAACGATACCGTGTGCAGCTTCGTTACCTACTTCTAAACCATACTCAACAAGCAACATTTTTGTTACTGCATCTCCTACTGTAGCGATATCAACTGTTTTAAAGTCTCTTAGATAAGATACTTTTGCATAGTCTGGATCTACTAATAATAGTGATCTATCTCTACTGAAGTTAGATGGTACGATTTTTAGCTCGCCAAAGTCTGAAGCATAAATAGAAACAGAAGCCTCTACTGTGTTTGCATCAATCATTTGTCTAGCTGAACTTCTACCTGTGAAACCAGAAATAACTTGTTTATTAACTGGACCACAAATCGCTAGTGAAGGCTCACCACCGTTTTGGAAACAAGATTGTAAAACTGACTTTAATAAAGGTTCAGTTAAAGCTCTTCTGTCACCAGTTGCTGCGTCAGTTGGAGCAACACCGTCTCCACCACTTGCACCGCCAGTTCCTCTTGATACGTTAGATGTAATCCAAGATTCGAAACCACCAGTTACCCTAGCTGCTGTATTACTACCAGTTGTTCTAGCACCTTTTTGACAAAGAGCTGTTTCCATATCTCTTTTCAAAGCTTTAGCCATAATAGCTAATTGGTGTGCCATTTCTGATCTTTTACCAGCTGGATCACTTGATTCTTGTGAACCTGATACTGTTGCGTCTCTTTTTGAAATCATTGCAACATTAGTTTTTCTAGCTGTTGGAGTAGAAGCAGATGTGTTTTGATCTAATCTAAATCCTTCAATTTCACCAGAAGCGTCCACTGTTGGTAGTGATTCTGTTTGCCAATCAAAAACTACGTTCTTAATTGAGTTTTTTCCAATTGATGACATAAAAGGCGTTGCTGTTGGAGAAATGTTATAGATAACATTGCTTAACTGTTCTCTATCAGCTTGCGCATCGTATGTATCAAAGACATTATTTATTTGAGCCATGATATTTTCCTATTTTAAAATTTATAATAATTGTTCAAAAACTTTAGCTGCGTCTTGCACCTTGCCTGACTTAGCTAATCTTTGTTTTGCTTTCTTAGCAGGAGTTACCGTTTTTCGTTTATTTGTAGTACCAGGTCTTGCAACTCTAGCTGGTGCTTTTTGTGTTGGTTTCTTCTTAACAGTTTCAGCGATTTTATCGCTTAACCATGCTTTTCTTAAACCAAGTAAAGCTCTCCAGTCATATACAGAGTTAATCTCTTCTTGGGTATATCCCAAGACATTGGTTGCGTAATTTGCAATTTCAGCTTTTTCTTTATTGGCAACCTCTTGGTTCTGCCATTCTGGAATAACCTCAAGCAACTTAGTCTGTCCTTCTTCAACTTGTTGTTGAATTAGTTTCTGCTGTTCAGCAAATGACTCCTGTTGAAGTCTTTGTTGTTCAGCCTGGACAGCTTCTAACTTTTGCTTTTGTTCATCCCAAAGCTGTTTTTCTCTTACATAACCAACTGGATCATCTTCATATAATCGTTGCCAGTCTGGCTCTTCACCTAAAACACCCTTTAATTGGGCTTCCATTTTCGGTAATAACTGCGAATAGATCGCATCTCTTTGCTCTAACTCTGCTTGCTGCTGCTCAATAGTTTTACGCTGTTGAGAGAGTTCTTGAGTTTTACGCGTATAATCTTGCTGACGAGAATATCCATTGATGAGTTCCTCTTGCGTGACTTCTACCTCTTGGCCATCTACCTTTACAGTAAATGTTTGAAGTTGCGGAGCTTCCTCTTCAACGTCTGTTTGTTCTTCTTCAACTTCTTCGTCATCTTCCAACTCATCTATAATTTCTTGATCTATTTCATCTTCAACAAACTCAGAATCATCTTCAATGACCTCTTCTTCTACTACATCCTGTTCTTCGACTGCATCTTTAACATTATCCTCTTCAGGTGCTAATATGCTTGCAAACGCGGACGCAGCTAAATCTGTGTCGCTTTGTAAAGCAGTCGGTTTTCCGTTATTGCTCATAAATACTCCTTATATGTATTTATAAGTATTTTATATCAAGAATGTGTAAAAAGGAAAGTATTAACCAATATTTCTAATTTTGTTGATGTTCGCTTTTGTAAGCTTTCCTTTCTCTGCCATGATACGCAGATGTCTTTCAACTTCTGGTAGTAGTAATAAAGACCTGTGTAAGTCTTCTCTTATGTTGACATCACCAATGTCTCTGGAGTTTAACCAGTGAGTGATGTATTCGTTTTTAAGATTTTCAGTTGCTTCTTTAAAAACATCTGACTCAAGTAATAATCGTGCTTGTTCAGCTTTTACAGCTTCTTCGTGTGTTACTGACATTATCTATATGAGTTAATTGGTGGTAAAGATATTCTTGAAGATGCCCTATCATATTGCGTTGGCTTCTCTATACCAATACCAGGTGTTTGTAATAAAGACTGTGGTTGTGTTTGTATTGGCTGTCTTGGTATTTCTGGTGGACTTAACAATGAAGGCACTTGCTGTTGGAACGAGGGTTGTTGAGCCATTGGCTGTTGCATACTGCCTTCTGCCATAATGTTTGCAATAGGCTGCTGTATAGACATGGGTTGTTGTACTCTAGCCATAGCCTGTTTTTCTATTGGTAAATAGTTTGGCTTTGGTGGCATAAAGTAATTACCAGTATATGCCATTGGAGGAGTTTGTTGAAAGTTAGGGATCTCTCCCATTTGACCTAGTCTTGTTTGAAAAGCACCTTTGCTCATATTAACCTGTAATTAATTTATCCATTTTTTCGTCTAGCTTATCTAAACGATCTATAACTCTATCTATACTAATTGTTAGTTCAACTTTAGTTACATAATCTTTTGCAACTTCTTCGCGAGTCTTATTGAGTAGTATATCAACTCTTTTTAATTCTGTCGCGTTAGTTCTAATCCCATGAATGATTGGAGCAATTACTAAAGTGATAATAATATTCCAATACGTTAATGGATCCATCAATAACTCCAGATATGTGGTCTAGGTCTACCCTGTGAATCTTTAGATATATCAAGATGTATAAATCTTGCACCACCTTTTTGGTTTACACCAATACCAGTAAATCCAAAGTCTCTAGCTTTAGATATTATTTCTAATGCTTGTTTGCCTCTAACACCTATGTCTGCTGCTAAACCTAAAGCATGTGTACCAGGCTTTGATTTTTTAATTTCTACAGGATGGTCTGCACATCTATAACCAGATGTTATTTTAAATGGAAATCCTAGCTCTGTTCTTAGTTCTTGTAGTTTATCAACAAGTTCATGCTCTATTTTGTTTTCACCGCAATGCTTACAAGCAAATTCTTCTAGTACAAAGTTCTTCCAACTCATTTTGTAACTCCTTTGGTTTTCTCAAATGTTCTAAGTCCTCCAAGACCTAGCATACCCATTAATACAGTCATTAACGAACCCATGTCAAAAGTTGGTAAGTCAAATGATAGTCCTGCTGCTGATAGTCCAAATATAATAATAGGCTGTAATAAAAAGTGATATAACATAGCAATACCGCAAGTCCACCCCACAAATGGCCTCCATCCCGCAACAAATAAGGATTTATGTCCAGCTTCAATCTTGTTGATTTCAATCTGCGCCATATTCGCTTTATGTAATTCTGTTTTAAGTTCATGGTTTAGTTTTGCTTGTAAGTCTTTATCTGGCACTAGCTTGCTAACAATGTCACCTACTGGTCCTATTAGTTTATCAATCATCTTTTTTATGTAGTTTTAAAAAATACTCAGCATCTACCAATGCCAATGGTTTTGTTCTGTTTCTTTTAATTATAACCAAAGGTTCGTAATCTTTACAATTTTCTTGTGATTGTTCATAAGCTTTCCACACATTCACAGCTTCTTGGTTTTTACACTCTACTGAATATGGAAATTGTTTGCGTGATTGTACGCCCATGATGATATCTTCACCATTAGAACCCATTGGTCTTGATTCTAAATCTTCTGGATCAAATCCTAGTAGTTCAACAAGTTTATCTACCACCCATTGTTGCAAAGCTCTCCCTTTGGCTTTTGCAGATGATGGTTTCACTTTTTAGTTTTTTTTACTTTTTTCTTTTTAGGTGGTCTACCTACTTTAGATCCGTATGTTCCTTTTCCTTTTGGCATAATTATTCCTATATTGTATAAATAACTAAAGGTTTTTCTTTTCCTTTAACTTTTATTGGTTTTAACAATTTTAACTCAATTTGCAATTTATTTGCAGTAGATTCGCCAATCAATATATCTACACCCACCTCTTTGGTTGCTGACTCTAATCTTGCAGCTGTATTTACGCAATCACCAATAGCAGAATAATCAAACCTAGTATCGCTACCCATATTACCAATAACAGCAGTTCC